TACATCGACATGGGTATTGGTAGCAGTCAGCATTCTGATCCTGAATTCACATTAGTTGGAATTAATGATGGTTATCTGTACACACATGGCAACACATCAACTGGTGGTGGTGATCTTGTAGTTGGCACATTCTTACCTCAAAATGACGTAATATTTGCTGCTGGTGGCATGAACGAAGAAAATGAACAGATGCGTATCATCGGTTCAAGTAACACCATTAACATTCGTGCCAATGTAGATATAAGTCTTTCAAAGAGTGTTCTTCTAGGACCAATTTCGAATATTCACATTACTGGTGGTTCCGACGATGATTATATTAGAACCGATGGTGCTGGTAATTTAACATTCACAAATCTAACTTCTGCAAATGTAATTAAAGTTTTATACAACACAACAAACGCATCATTCATTGCTGCTAATTCTGGCTTTATTCAAGCTAATGCTTCATTTGATCATGCCAATGCCGCCTTTGCTGCCGCTAATAATGTAACACCACAGGTTCAACCTGCGTTTAATACTGCTAATGCTGCGTTCATTCATGCTAACGCATCGTTCGATAAAGCAAATAATGCTGATGCGAATGCCTTGTCTTCTGGTGTATACGCTAACAGTGCTTTTGTACACGCTAATGCCGCCTTTGCTGCTGCGAATAATGTAACACCGCAAGTACAACCAGCATTTAATACGGCAAACTCAGCATTTGTACAAGCCAACGCATCGTTTGATCATGCCAATGCTGCGTTTGCTGCTGCCAATAATGTAGCACCACAAGTACAGCCTTCATTTGATACTGCTAATGCTGCGTTTATTCAAGCTAATTTGTCATTCAATCATGCTAATGCTGGGTTTGATAAAGCAAATACTGCCGATATAAATGCGCTGTCTGCCGGTTCATATGCTAACAGTGGATTTATTCATGCTAACTCTGCGTTTGATAAAGCAAATAATGCTGATGCGAATGCTCTGTCTGCTGGTTCTTATGCCAATGCTGCGTTTGCTGCTGCCAATAATGTAGCACCTCAAGTACAGCCTTCATTTGATACTGCCAATGCTGCGTTTATTCAAGCCAACGGTGCGTTTATTCATGCGAACTCAGCGTATGCTGATTTGAATACAATATCGATTTACGCTAACACACCAAGTTATACAGCAAACTCTGCTGCGATTTATGCTAATGGCGCATTTGCTCAGGCAAACGTAGCAAATGCTGATGCCTTCTCAGCAGGCAACTATGCGAATGCTGCGTTTATTATTGCTAACTCTGGATTCATACAAGCAAACTCAGCATTCTTCCACGGCAACTCCGCATTTGGTCATGCTAACGGTGCTTTTGATGCGGCAAACTCTGGCGGCATATATGCTAACGGTTCATTTGCGACTGCTAACTCAGGTAGTCAGTATGCGAACTCAGCATTTGTTCATGCGAACAGTGGATTCATACAAGCAAACGCATCGTTCATAGTTGCAAATGCTACGACACTTCAAGCTAATGCTGTATTCATTGTAGCAAATGCCTCTTCGTTGCAAGCCAATGCGGCATTTGACCATGCCAATGCTGCTTTTGCTTCAGCAAACAATGTGGCACCACAAGTACAACCAGCATTCAACACGGCTAATGCTGCGTTTATTCAAGCTAATGCTGCGTTTAATAAAGCGAATACTGGTGCTAATGCTGAAGTAAGCAGCTTTACTACAACATCAAATGGTGCTGTTTCTACCTATGCTTTAGGATTTACACCAGCATCTAATACGGCAGTAATTGTTTCGATTGGTGGTATTGTACAGACTGAATTGGCCGACTATGAAATAAATCGTTCAAACAATTCGATTTCATTCAATGAGCCTCCGCCTGCTGGAGAATCTATCCGTGTAGCAGGATTTAATAATGTAAACCTTTATACTCTTGATGTTGCAAACTCGGCTGGTGCTGTCGTGGTTTCTTACAATGGTATAGGTGATGGTTCAACACAAGCATTCAACATTGGATTTAGACCAGAATCGGGTAACGCAATTTTTGTTTCAATTGGTGGACTTCTTCAGCCTGAAACGGCATATTCTGTCACACCATCTACCAATACTGTAACTTTTACAACTGCTCCTGGTAGTGGTGAAAATATTCGTGTCGTTGGATATGATAAAGTAAACCCATACTTCATTCAGTATGTTTCTTCAAATGTTTCTGTCTCAGTATTTGAAACTACTGCTAATGGAACTGTTGATACATTTAACTTAGGATTTAATCCTCAAGCACGTGAGGTCTTGATTGTCACAATCGATGGTGTTGTTCAACCAATAACAGCATATACGGTTAACACATCACAACAAACAATTACATTTGACGATACCCCAGCTAATGGTGAACTGGTTCGTGCCATTACACTTTACACAACAGCAAATGCTTTTGTTACGCCTGATGGTAGTATAACAGCATCAAAATTGAGTCCGTCACTCAATACGGCTATTCAATCTGCTGCTTCAACTGGAAAAGCAATAGCGATGTCTATTGTATTCGGAGGTTAATTAAAATGGTACAAAAAGTAGGTACCGGTCTTATTAGAACAAATACCATAACAGGTAATCTGATGACAGGTGGTGCTGTTTCAGGTAACAATATTGTTTCAAATGCTGTTCGTGGTAACAATATTGTCGCCGGCACAATCACAGGAAATTTGATTGCGAATGATACCATTAGTGGTAGTTCAATATCATCACCTCCAGATATTTTTGATGATGTATTTTTATTTGGTGGAATGTAAATAAGTTTATTGGATACTAAAACATGACTCAACAGTTTTTACAAACAGGTAGAATTGCAAACACGGCTGTCACATCAGATAAGATAGCGAATACAGCAATTACATCAGATAAGATAGCAAACTCCGCAGTTACGGTTGATAAAATAGTTAATTCTTCTATTACTTCACCTAAATTGTCGTCTAACTTATCTGTCTCCTTGACTAACGTTTTAGAGACTGCAAACATTTATACGACCGCTGTTGGTGGCAATGTAAACATTGATGTTCTAAACAATACAGTTTATTTCTTTTCTTCAAACACTACCGCAAATGTGACGTTTAATTTTAGAGGAAATGGCGCAGTCACACTTCAAAATACGATTTCTATAGGACAATCTATTTCGTCTGCTATATTGCTCAAGCAAAGTGCAAACACTTTTAGAGCAAATGTTCATGTTGATGGAAGTTTGGTAAGACCTCTTTGGGCTTCTAATTCAGCACCCGCTTACATAGCAGGAACAAATGAATCAACTGACTTGTATGTGTTTAATATAATTCGAACAGGCACTAGCACATATACAATATTAGCTTCAAATACAAAATTTTCAGCGGCGTTAGGACAGTAAACTATGACACAAAGAATCGGTTCAACCAGAATTGCGAATACTTCTATAACTGGCCAAAAGTTAGCTGACAATTCAGTTCGTGCTAATAATATTGTTGCTGGTCAAATTTCTGGCAATACACTTGCATCTAATCTACATATATCTTTATCACAAGCACTTGAATCGGCGAACATATTTGCGACAGCAGTTGGTGGTAATGTAAACATTGATTTAGAAAATAATACTTTGTATTTCTTTTCGTCAAACACTACTGCAAATGTGACCTTTAATTTAAGAGCAAACACACAAAATACTCTTGATTCACAATTGTTAACCGGACAGTCAATCACTGCTGGTATTTTATTGAAACAAGGTGCAACAAGATATCGTGCAAACGTATACATTGATGGTACACTACAAACTCCATTTTATTTGGGTAACTCGGCTCCTTCTTTTGCAACATCTCAACAAGAATCAATCGATGCTTACGCAATTAATGTGATAAAAACAGCATCGAATACATATACAGTATTGGTGTCAAATTCGAATTTCCAAAGAGCAACAAATCAGAATCCATAACCTATGGCAACTATAAACACAAGACAACAGTTCAAAGATTACTGTCTGCGTAGACTAGGATTTCCAGTCATTGAAATTAACGTTGACGATGATCAGGTAGATGATCGTATCGATGATGCGTTAAATTTCTGGCGGGATTATCATTACGATGGAACAGAAAAACTGTTCATGAAACATCAAATTACTCAAACAGATATTGATCGTCAATGGATTTACTGTCCAGATGCCGTACAATTTGTCACAGGTATTTTTCCGTTTGATCAGTCAAACGCATCGATCAATATGTTTGATTTGCGTTATCAGTTGCGTCTACACGACCTTTATGATTTTACATCGGTGTCGTATGTGTCATATGAAATTACGATGCAACATTTACGCACATTGAATCTTCTATTTTCTGGCACACCTCAATTCAGATTCAATCGTCATCAAAATAAAGTGTTTCTTGATATTGATTGGTCAAGAGATGTTGAGCCGGGAGAATGGGTTGTTGTTGAATGCTATCGTACAATTCGACCAGAAACCGTTGTACTGACTGGTACAGTAACAGGCTCACCATCATCAAATACCATTACTGGTTATGGTACAAAGTTTGATCAAGAGATTGTGCCGTTTGACTTCATTACCATTGGTGGTGAATCGAAGCAAGTTGGTAATATTGAGTCGCCCACAAGTCTGACATTAGTTGGACCGCCGACATTGACACATAATAATTCGGCAATTCAAATTGAAGGTACAACGGATGTGTGGAATGATCGTTTTCTAAAACAATTGGCCACAGCAAAAATCAAACAACAATGGGGCAATAATCTCAAAAAGTTTGAAGGTATTCAGATGCCTGGTGGTGTTACATTGAACGGTCAAAAAATTTATGATGAAGCATCGGAAGAAATAAAAGAAATGGAAGAACAAATTTATATGATGGGTTCACTGCCGTCAGAAATCTTTACTGGCTAATGACTACTAATTTTTACTTTAATAATTTTCCAAACAGATTAGGAGGCAACAGTGTTGTCACTCCTGAACAGTTATTGGTTGAAAATCTTGTTATTGAAGCACTCAAGATTTATGGTCTTGATGTTTATTATTTGCCACGCACAACACGTGATCAAGTAGATTATCTGTTTGGTGAAGATGTTCTGAAAGAATATCGCACAGCACATCCAATTGAAATGTATCTAGAAAATGTAACAGGCTTTGATGGTGAACAAGACTTTATATCTAAGTTTGGTTTAGAAATTCGTGATGAAGCAACTCTGCTTGTTTCAAGGCTGAGATTTAGATATGCGGTTAATGGTTACACAAGACCCCGTGAAGGTGATTTAATTTTTATACCAATGACCACAAGTTTCTTTGAGATTACGAGTGTTGAATCTGAGAACGATCAAGCAATGTTTTACACATTAGGTCGTGGTCGTGGTGGTAATGTATATGTTTATGCTTTGAAAATGAAACAGTTTTATTTTTCAAATGAAATTATTGAAACTGGTATTGATGAGATTGATGGTAACATTCGTAATTACTATCCAAAACTACGTATCTCATTAGGTTCTGGTTCAGGTAAATTTCTCAATGATGAGATTGTGTATCAAGGGTCAAATCTATCATCGGCTACAGCACAAGCACTTGTTCATGACTTTGAGCCGAATGCTTATATTGATGTGTATCGTATGCAAGGTGATTTTACAACATCAGCAAATGTAATAGGCAATACAAGTTCAGCGCAGTGGACAGTTACACTTGCGTCTGATGCTGCTGTACAAAACACAGCATTTGAGGACATTATTGACAATGCTCGTATTGAAGCAGCCAGTGATGGTATCATTGACTTTACGGAAGTCAATCCGTTTGGAGAACCGTAATGTTAGGTAATGCACAATTTTATCATCGCACCATTCGTAAGATGGTTGTTGTGTTTGGCACAATGTTCAATGACCTTGAAATTGTTCGCTACACACAATCTGGTAGTCCAAAAGAAAAACTTAAAGTGCCTTTGTCATATGGTCCTAAAGAAAGATATTTGACACAGATTACTTCTGATCCAAATTTGATCAAGTCAATTAATTCTGTGATACCAAGAATGTCTTTTAATCTTGATAGTCTTGAGTATGATTCAAGTCGTAAACAGATTTCTACATTACAGAATTTTGCCGCCGTTACAAACACTGGGGTTAGCACACAATATCTACCTGTGCCATATAACTTTGAATTTAGTTTGTCGATTTATGTTCGCAACACAGAAGATGGTACACAAATACTAGAACAAATCCTACCATTCTTTACACCAGACTTTAGTGTAGTAGTAGATTTTATTCCTC